CCGGCGTGTCGAACACGTAAACCGGCGTGCTCGAAGCAGGCATGTTCGTGATGTTCTGGAGCTGCGAACCAGGCCCGATCATCGCCGGCCCCACCGGAATCGTGATGGTCCCGGTCGAATCGGACGTGGTCGCCATGACCACGAACTGCGCCGTCTGCCCGGTGCTCGAATACGACTGCGGATTGACGAAATTCACCGGAGTCGATGTCGAAACGAACGAGACCACATCGCCAGCGTTCAGCGTGGTCGATGTCCACGAGCCGGTGACGATGGTCGAGGCACCAGATGTCGCCGTGGTCGTCACAGTCGGCGTGCCGCCGAGCGTCCCAACGGTGTGCACGTAGATGTTCTGATCCATCTCCCACCGGAAGCCGACCGCGCGGCGCATCGAACCCGTCAGATACTGCTCCGCGATTTCCCCAGACGGCTCGAGCAGCCCCTTCAGCGTTCCAACCATCGTGTTATCAGCGATCGGGTTGAGGAACACGAAGCGGTTGCGGTCCATCGGTGCCGCGAGGTTGTCGAGCTTCGTCTTCGCGCTGAGATAGGTCTCAAGCTGCGTCGGCGTTGTGCCGGGAGTCCCGACGAACATGTTCAACCCCTGCGCGAGGTTGTTCACGTCCTGGTCTACGAGGTTGTCGAGCCTGACGATCTGCGGCATCAGCACGCGCTTGCGGTAGTCGTCAATGTCGAGCAGCAGGTTCTGCGAAGAGACCTGCGTATCGACGCCGCGCTGATACGAGAGCGTCAACGGGACGAACGTTTCGGTTATCGCCTCGATTTGCGCGGCCTGCCCGAGACGACCAATGTAGCGTGGGGGTTTCCTGATGGAGAGTGTCTGTCCGAGGACAGCGCCGCCGAACTCGAAGTCGTCTGAGTATTCGCTGTTGATGTGCGTCATCGTGCTATCGGTGTTCTCGAGTACGTCGAGAGCCTCGTAGGTCACGATGTCGTTGGTGAGAAAGGTATTCGCCAATGTCAGGCACCTGTGCTGTTCTCGCCTCCATCCCTACCGGCTGATTGGGAGGATGCGAAAGTGCTAAAGGTGCCTGCCGTCGAGGCCGGGAGAGCGACGGCTCGGCTAAGGATTGCGAGAGATTCTACACGATACCGAGGCGCTGGTCGATGATTGCCTGCCAAGCACGATCTCTTTCGTCTAGTGCTTTAGCAAGCGACTCCCAAGCAGCATCTACATCGATGCCTTGCTCTTTTGATATTTCTTCAAATGTGGCGATTAATTCTGAGACCATTTCCTCTGGTTTGATGAATTGATTAGCCATCACCGATACCTCGGCTTCACGCCTCGTTCGGCGGCCCGTTTCGCGCGGTATTCGTCGTAATTGCCGCCCTTGGCCGCAATCTCGGCCGCCGTCGTCGCCGTGGTCTTGCCGCCCGCCTGCACCGGCTGGTAAGGGGGAGGCGCTTTCGTAGCACGCTGAGTCTGCGGCGATGCCGGTTGAGCGCCGTTCGACTCAGGAGGGAGTAACCGAGCCACCGCGAAGCCGAACGCCCGATCATCGAGACCCGCGAGCCGCGTGGCTTCTGCCGCGTCCTTCGCGAGCTTGTAGACGACGTGAGCGCCGCCGGGAATCTCCATCAGCATCTGAACCCGCGCGACAGCAGTGGCTGGATCTGGCGAGAGGTCTACGTCAGCGCCAGGCCCGGTCTTCAGCACGGTATCGAAATCAGGATACAGCGTCGTGGCACTCGCACGCTCTGCGGTCCATTTCTCGACGCGCGAAGAATGCGCCCGCTCATCTGACGCGCGTTTATCGCGTTGCTCTGATTTCCAGTCGGTCAGGTCTTCGACGTAGTCGCCGTAGGTCGTATACGTCGTGCCGATTTCGTCTTCTGACGGCTTCGGACGTGTGCCGGACGGCACCGACACCGGAGCAGAGGCTGCTGGGGGTGACTCCGGTTTCCCAGCCGGTGCCGTCCGTTTCTCGAGCGCTTCGAGCCGTTCAGCCATCGCGGCTGCCCGTTCGTTGGCTTCCGTGGCCCGTCTGCGCTCTTCGTCTCGCTGTTGCGTGAGTTCGCTGAATCGCGCCTGTCCGCGCGTCTGCTTGGCTTCCGGCGTGCCTTCCGGCTTAGCGCTGGCCTTCGCGTCTGTCTGAGGCTCTGAACGCTCTACCGCCTGCTCCAGCGCCTCGACTGACGTGCCTGGCCCGCCTGTGAGCACGCGGCCGTTCTGCTCGACGCTGACGTTCGGCGATTCTTGCGTCTCGTTCACGATGGAGCCTCTACCCAATAACGAGGTGTTGTTCTCCACACGCCATCATTCGTGTGCATGTCGGTCCAAGCACCACAGAAGCACAAGCCTTGAAGCGTGACCATGTCGAAGCCGTCAACCTTGTGAGCATGCGTCGGCGACGTCCACACGTATGTTTCGTAGCCTTCGCGTGCTCGTTTCAGTCGTGCTTCCGGCATCACTTCACCAGCCCGCGCATCCCAGCCACGATTCCCGCCCGCATCTCTTCCGGCAGCAGCGCCACGACGGCATCCAGCTTCGCCTGCGTCTCGCAGAGCCGTGCGAGCTTCTTGAACCGCTCAGATGACGTGAACTGCGGCTGCTTCAGCACGGCGTCTGCGATGTCGCGTGCGGTCATCAGGCTACCGGCGGAACGGCCGGCGTGGACGCATCCAGCGCGGACAGCGAATCTGCGATGCCGCTCACCTTGTCGAACAGCGCTTGAACCTGCTCCGGTGTCGCGCCAGCGCTCGCGTTCTTCAGCGCTTCGATCTGCGCCTTCAAGTCGGCCACGTCGCCGGCCACGCCGGATACCGACGCCACGATGGCATCGAGTTTCGCGTTCACATCATCGAGTTTGCTCATAATCGCTCCACCTTGTTTCAAAATCGCTTTGAGTAGGGTTTGGACGGGGTCAACGTCGTCGTGCAAGTATACGTCCAAATGGATGTTGCCGAGGTCGATGTTCATTCTGTAGCCGCCGGTTTCCGTGCAACGATTGGATCATGGTCCGCACTCGTTCCGTAGAGCACAGTCCAGCCGCTCAGGTTCACCGGGCCTGCGTCGAAATTGCACTTATCGCATACCGCGCGATACTCCACGCGCTCAGACTTCCATCGTGCGCGTAGGTCATGGTCGCAAGTATGGTCGATGTTCATTCACACCATCCGGCTTCACAGGGGCAATCCTTAACATTGCATGTGCCCCAGCCGTGTTCTTCAGGCGAGTGCTCGCATGTGCATGGGCCTTCAAACGTAGGATGGCACTCAAATTCAGACGATTCGCCGTCGTCAACATCGTCCATTATTCGCCACCAGTAGTCGGTTTCGGTGCAAGCGCAGCCGCCTGCTCGGTCTGTTCGAGCGCTTGCTGGTGTCCTTGGTCGCCCTGCTCGAGCGCCTGCTCATGTCCCTGAGACGCCAGCGCTGACTGTCCAGCCACGCCGGCCGCGCCTTGCTCGAGCGCCTGTGCGTGCTGTTGCTGCGCCATCGCTACCTCATGCACCCGGTCATGTTGCGCCTGTTCGGCTTGATGGTCAAGCGCGATCGCCTCTTCGGTCATCCCGGCAATCGTATCGATGTGCTGCGCCTTCGCCGAGATGCGAGCAACCTCGATCGACGTGGCATCCTTCATCGACTGCAACTTGATTTGCAGGTCGGCCTTGAACTTCTCCACGTCCGCGTCAATCTGCGCCTTCTGCAACATGCCCTTCTGCTTGACTTCCTCTTTCGCGCCATCGACGGCAATCTTCTGCTGCGCCTCTTGCAGTTGCCCCTGCATCGCCTGCATCTGCGCCTGCACCTGAGGCGGAATCGATCCGTCTTCCGGCTTGTCCTGCAACTGCGGCGGCAGCGCCCTACGCAGCTTCTCGGCAATACCGTGAGAGCCCTCGAAATCGAGCTGCTCCACGTAATCCGGCGTGGCGACGGCGGCCATCTCCGGCGGCAGATGCGGGATGAGTTCTCCGAGAGCCGCAGCGCCCTCTTCGCGCTTCGTGGCCGAGCCCTTCTCAATCTTCGCGGTGATGGCGTAGCGTCCCTTGCCTGGATCGAAGAACTGCGCCACGCCTGGTCCTAGCGCTTGCGCCTCTTCCGGCGTCAGCGGGATGACTTCGCCGCCTTCCTTCTTGAAGTGCTGGCCGACGATGACCTTGTCGGTCTTGTCGTCAGCGCCGAGGATGTGCAGCACCTGTCCGACGCGCACGATCTTCGGCAGAATCTCCACGATCATGTTGCACGCGCAGATCAGCGCCATCTGGACGCCGGCTCCGTAGTTCGCGGCACCGAGTTCTGACTGCTGAATCTCCGCTTGCTTCGCACGTCCTGACAGCGTGCGATTGTCTGTCGCGCCAAGCCCTGAATCGTAGTAGCCAGTGATGGCCTTGATGCCTTCCTCGGAGATTCGCATCATCTCAACAGCGGCTTGCAGGTTCGCCGGCTCGCCCTGTTCACGAATCGGCGGTCGCAGTTCGCGTCCGCTCGCGTCGTATTGGTCGTAGGGCATGTAGGCGTGGTTCTCGACGTTGCGCGTCTTCCAGATGTCGCTGTAGGCGGCCACAGCGTCAGCCGGCACCATGATGTCTGATTTCGTCGCACGCGAGAGGATGCTGATGCCTTCGCTATACGTCCAGTTCACCATCCGCTGCGCGTCCATCGCCTCGGTAATCATGCCGCGCAGGATGATTTCGCCATCGACGTTCATCTCTTCGCCGAGAATCGGAATCGTCGGAATCCATGAGCCAGTCCACGGCAGTTCTTCGAGCACCTGGACCGCGTTGATCTTGAATCCTTCGACAATCGGCCTCGGTATCACGCGATGCGCTTCAACCTGCACGCCATCGAGATCCTTAGGCACGCTCAAGCGTTCTTTGCCGTGCTTGTAGGGCAGTTGCCGCGTTGAACCGTCAGCGAGTGCCACCCACAGCTCGTAATCGTGCGTGATTCGCCAGTATTCCGCGATGCGGATGATGTCCTGCGTCACCCACGACGCCATCTTCTTGTCGCCGGACGCCATGAAATCATCGAGCCCGCGCGTATCAGCCCACGGCCAGCGCTTTTTGAATTCTTCCTTCGCGATGTCCTCGGTGATGAACCGATACAGCGAATCGATGCGAACCGGCTTTACCGCTGACGGATCGTCGTAGACGCTGAGATTGTTCGGGATGCGCTCGAGCACCGGCTCTTGGTCGAAGATTTCGATGCCGGCGTCTGGGTCTGGGTTGCCATCGCAGTAGTCGGTCCGCAGCCTGAACCAGCCGAGCCCGCCGACGATGGCGTCTTCTGCGGCCCATTCAATCGGCTTCTCGTCCTTCGACTTGTTCTGCGTGCGCCGAAGGAAACCCTTGATGATTTCGGCGGTATCGTCGTCAGCGCCGTGGCCGTTCGGCGTGACGCTGATGGCGAAATTCGAGGTTTTGATCTGGTTGGAGACTTGCCGGACTGGCTGAGAAAGCCGGTCCATCGTCAGACAGGGTTGCGCCGGCTGCGCGGAGACGCCTTGAATGGCGTTCTTGCCCTGACGTGCCGCGATGATGTCTGGCGGCCATTGGTCGCCGGCCCTGAACTGCTTCGCGGCGAGGATGCGCTTGCGCTGCTTCTCTTCGTGCTCGTCGCACCGCTGCCAGCGCTCGCGCGCCTCCGCGATGATCGGGTCGATGCCGACAGAAGGCGTGGAGGCCATCAGTGCCGTGATTTCTTCTGTTGCTGCCGCAGATCCTTCATCGCCGCACGCAGCCCTTCAGTCAGCGCCGAGCGCGTCGTGGCCCGCGTGTCGAACTGCGTAATCTCGTCAATCCGCATCATGCCGTGCAGCGCATGCAGTTGCGCCTCTGGATTCGGGCCAGCCATCCGCACCATATACGACCACACGGACCGCAGGATGTCGCCGTCGATGACCATGCCGTATCGCCAGGCCCGCGTGGCCGTGCGCAGCCACTTCTCGAGCCCGTCCGTGACGATGGTGAGCAGGAATGGCCGGTTGCGCTCGACGGTGCGCAGGAAGTTGCAGATGACGTCGCTCGTGAACTTCGCACGCTGCGAGGCGTAGCCGGCGTTCGGCAGCTCAGGCAGACGTGAGGCTGATTCGGCAGGCGTATCAGACATCCAGATCCTCAACGTCCTTCATTGAGAACCGCGCTGGACGCTCCGTCATGTATCGCCGCCAAATCTCAGCGAAGACCGGAATCGGTGGGAAGGCGTCAGATGGCGGAAACAGCAGATGCACGATGCCGTCGTTCGCCAGCGGTCGCATACGCTTCGGCTCAGACATCAATCCGAGACTCCAACGCAATCAGACCGAAATGGCGTCGTCGCGCCTGTGTTGTGCATCCAGAGCACTGCCATATCTCCGAAATGATCGGCCCAGAACGCGGGCCAATCTCGACGCGCCTCAATTCGGCGGTCGAGGTAGCCCTGTGACACTGGACCCCAGTCAGATGCGATCGGCGTGGATGCGGTCGGCTTGCGAATCACAGCGCGTTCACGAGAGCCGCGAGCCGGCCGAAGCCGCAGTAGCGATACAGTCGGTATCTGGTTCGCATGGTCGGGCAGTATACGCTATCTCTAGCGTGTTCTCAAAATCATACCGAAATCCGGATGCGCTACCAACTTCACGCCTTTTTCAGTGTAGCGCTCAACGCTCTCGTTCTTCGCGTTGATGCACCACGCCGTGTCAGGGTCGGTGAACGCGAGAACCTCGTTTTGGTTATTGAACCACCGGCAATACGCCTTAATGACCGGCGCACCAGCCAACCGCGAGAGGCGGCGCAGTTTCTTCGGGTTCCTGACGACGTTCAGTCCCATGTGCGGATTCTACCCCATCCACGCTTGACCGCTCGACCGAATCGTCGGACGCGCCATCGGCTTCGACTCCACCTTCGCCCGCACCGGAACCGCGAACGTCAGCGCCAGCGCATCGCCATCGTCCGGACTCGCCACGTTCCGCTTCTGCATCGATTCCTTCGACTCCAGCACCAGCCGATTCTGCACGTTCAGATGGAACCCAGGCGCACACAGGTCGGTCGCGAGCCGCTGATCCTTCGGGTCGATAGCCCCCTTCGGTAGCCATTCCTTCATCTCGCGCCACATGTAGGCTCTCGCGTTCGCCGCGTATTGGTTCGCACTCGCGCCGCCGAAGTTCACCTCATGAACCTGCTTGAAGCCCATGTTCCTGAGACGGTCCACGACGATGGCTCCGAATGCCGTATCCACGAACATCGCGTCAGGCTTCCGCGTGTTCAGCGTCTCAGCCAGCACGCTAACGAGCTGCTGTCGGTTATCAGCCACCGTCTGCTCACCCGTGATGCGAATCGGCGGAATGCTCCGAGCATCGAAGCCACGCCTGAATCGGCAGACGCTCCACGCCTTTCCACCACCCGAGATGTCCACGCCGCAGATGAGAGGCTCGCCGAAGAGAGCGTCAGCGCGGTTCCTTTGGGCAGCCGCCACGCGCGCAGCG